ATGGGTCGAACCGACGGAGCCGTCAAACTCCGCGGAATAAAGTACACGCCGCTACCATCGCAGCAGAGATTCCATCAATCCGAGGCCCGGTTCAAGGGGTTCTCGGGGCCCATCGGCAGCGGCAAGAGCCAGGCTCTATGCCAGGAGGCGGTGCGGCTGAGCTATATGAATCCGGGGCGCCTGGGCCTGCTGGGGGCGCCGACGTACCCGATGTTACGGGACGCGACGCAGGGGACGCTGTTCGAGATTCTGGATTCGAACGGGATACCGTTCGAGCACAACAAAGCCGAAAACACGCTGGTGATGAAGGACACGGGGTCGCGGATCCTGTTTCGGCCGGTGGACGAATTCGAGCGGTTGCGCGGAACGACGCTGGCGTGGTTCGGGCTGGACGAGCTGACCTACACGCAGGAAGGGGCGTGGCTTCGGCTGGAAGGCCGGCTGCGAGACCCGCGGGCGGAGCGCCTGTGCGGATTCGCGGTGTGGACGCCGAAGGGTTACGACTGGGTGTACCGGAAGTTCCTGGCGGATCGCGTACGCGGGTACGAGGTGGTGATCGCGAAGCCGCTCGAGAACCGGTTCCTGCTAGACCGCATTCCGGACTACTACGAGCGGTTGCGAGGGAGCTACGACGAACGCTTCTACCAGCAGGAGGTTCTGGGCGAGTACGTGAGCCTGGAGGGCACGCGGGTATACGCGGCGTTCGACAGGACCAGGCACGTGAAGGAGTTGCAGGTGGATCCGTACCTACCCCTTCTTTGGGCGCTGGATTTCAACGTGGACCCGATGTCGTCGGTGGTGGCGCAGGTGGGACACGGCCATGTGAGCGTGTTGGACGAGATCGTGATCCGGCACGGAACCACGTTTGAAGCCTGCGCCGAGTTTCTGGCGCGGTACGCGAAGCATCGGGGCGATGTGGTGGTGTTCGGGGACGCATCGGGACACCACCAGATGACGTCGGGGGCATCGGACTTCGAAATGGTCCGGGAGTATTTCCAGGCGCATTCGAACCTGGCGGCGCAGTATCGCACGCCGCGCTCGAACCCGAGCGTGCGGCTGCGAGTGAACCTGATGAACGCCAAGCTGCGGACGGCGGCGGGGCAGGTTGAGCTGCTGGTGGACGAGAAGTGCAAGGACCTGATCAAGGACTTCGAGCAGGTGATGTACAAAGCGGACAGTGGGCTGATCGACAAAGACCGCGACCGCATGAGGACGCACCTATCGGACGCGCTGGGGTACATGGTCTGGGAAGAGTGCAGATTGTCGACGCCGGTGGGCGAGCGGGTCCAAAGGCTGCTGCATTGAAAGAACGCTGGAAGGACATGCAGAACATCAATCGCGAACATCCGGAGTACGTCGCGCGAAAAGCGATGTGGAAGCGGTACAAGGACCTCTACGCGGGCGGCGAGCGCCTGAGGGAGAGCGCGTCGGAATACCTGATACGGCGGCACAAGGAGCCGGGCGACGTGTACGGCGAACGGCTGAGCAGGGTGTTCTACGAAAACTACATCGGCTCGGTGATCGACTGGTACGGGGCCACGCTGATGCGACGGGAGCCGATGGTGCTGTTCGAAGGCAACGACCCGGCCGCGAAGAGCTTTTACAGCCTACTAGCCGACGACTGCGACCTGAAAGGAACGAACCTGCACGAGTTCTTCCGGCGGCAATTCATACAAACGCTGGTGTGCGGCAGCAGCTATGTGGTGGTGGACTTCCCGCGAGAAAGCGGGCGGGCGCTGACGCGGGCGGAAGAGGACGCATCCGGCAGATCGCGCGCATTCCTGGTGGATTACGGGGCGGACGAGGTCATCAACTGGAACTACGACCCGAACGGCGGCCTGGAGTGGGCGGTGATCCGGACATCGTGCCTGCAGCAGTCGAAGGTCACAGACGCGAAGTGGGAGCGGGAGACGCGGTGGATTTACTACGACCGCGAGCGTTTCCAGGTTTACCGGAAGGGCAACGAATCGAGCGAGATCGAGCTGGTGGACGAGGGGCGGCACGGGCTGGCGGGGGAGCGGCGGGTTCCGATGTTCCGAATGGAAGTGAGCGAGGGGCTGTGGCTGATGAATAAGTCGGCGCTGCTGCAACTGGAGCACTTCAACAAATCCAACGCGCTCGGGTGGGCGCTGACGATGGGGCTGTTCGCCAGTCCGGTGGTTTATTCGGAGCGCGAGTTCAGCCAGGTAGTGGGGGATTCGTATTACATCCAACTGGGGCCGGGAGACCGATTCGGGTGGACGGAGCCGGAGGGAAAGGTCTATCAGATCGCGGCGGACAACCTGGTGGCGCTGAAGGACGAGATCTACCGGGTGTGCTACTCGATGGAGCAGGCCGGCGCGAGCTCAGCGGGAAGCCGGCAGTCGGCGCTGAGCAAGCAGATGGACTTCAGCATCACGGAGGAGGTTCTGCGGGCCTACGGCGACATGGTGAAAGAGACCATGAAGCAGGTGCTGTGGGCCATTGCGGCGGCGCGGCGGGACGAGGTTTCCATCGAAGTTTCGGGGCTGGACGACTTTGACATTCAGGACTACGGCACAGAATTGGACGATGCGAAGAAGCTGCTCGATCTGAAGATCGGGTCGGAGACCTTGACGAAGCAGATATTCAAGAGGCTGGCTTTCAAATATCTGTGCGACGCCCGGCAGGAGGTCAAGAACCAAGTGGCGGAGGAGATCGACCGGGCGCAGGCGGGGTAGGGCTTTCGGGTGGGGTCCAACGCCGTTCACTTCGTAAGTCCTCTGCGAACGCAGGGCTGCGCCTCAGTGCATCCTCGAACCGGGCCGGGCGTGCCCGGCCCCTACAAAGGCGTCGAGAAGAGCCACGGAGGATAGCTGCGCCACAAAGAACGGGATTGGGGTTGGAGGCGGAATCGAGAGGGTTATGGAAGGAATCGACGTACAAGCGATCGTGCGGCAAGCGATCAACGAGTTCGTAAGCCAGGAGCAGTCCAAGAGCGAGCCGGCCCACAAGGCGGAGTTGCAGGAAGAGCGCAAGCGCCGGGAGCAGTTGGAACGCCGGGTGAACGAACTGGTGGAAGAGAACAAGCGGAGCCGGCGCGTGGCGGAGGAAGCAGAGAGGGGTTCGGCGGTGCGAGCCGAGCTGCAGCGGCTGGGCGTCACGAAACTGGACCTGGCGTTCAAGGCCGTACAGGACGCCGTAGTGCGAGCCGAAGACGGGCGGCTGGTGGCGAAAACGGATAGCGGGGAAACGTCCGTGAAAGACTACCTGGCCGCGTTCGTGGCGGAAAATCCGGAATTCCTGCCGGCGCGGATCGCCGGCGGGAGCGGGCTCTCAGCGACGCAAAAAGCGCCCGGGACCAGCCGTCAGACGGTGGACTTGGAGCGCATCCGTCCTGGAATGGACGCGGAGGAAATGCGGCGCGTGCGAGAGGAGATCGTGCGGGTGGCATCACAGAGCCTGCGCGGGCTATAAGGCTGTCATGGAATTACCATTCCAACCATTCCCCGGGCGGTGGCGGCTCGCCAGAGTGGCGTCGCCGCAACGTCAAGGGGCGGTTGGGCCAAGTGGACACGCGGTTTCATGACATAGAAGGAACCGGCCATGGCAGGCGACCGCGCCATGCCCGGCGGTAACAAACAGTAAGGAGAACAGATGGCAGTTATTACTTCAGCAAACGTCGCAACTGCGATTGTCAAGCTGGTGGCGGCGGAAGCTTTGCCGGTGCTGGTGGGGAACCTCGTGATGGGGAACCTGGTCAATCGAGACTATGAACCGGCCTTGGCGCAAGCCGGGGACACGATCAACGTGCCAATCCCGCCGGACATGGTGGCGAACAACATCATCGACGGGAGCGGATTGGTGCAGCCTCAGAATCCGAGCCTGGGGAACGCGCAGATCGTGCTCAACACGCACGTGGAAGCGACCTTCCAGATTCCGGACGTGATCAAGGTGCTGGCGACGCCGGACCTGATGAAGATCTACATGGGGCCGGCGATGGCGGCGATCGCACAGAGGATCGAGAGCGATCTGCTTTCGCTGTACGGGGGATTCACGATGAACGGGACGGTGGGAACGCCGGGCACGGCGATCACGGAAGCCACGATCGACGCCGCGGAGACGGCCCTGTTCCTGGCGAAGTCTCCGTCCTCGGAGCAGAAGTTCATCGTGGTGGACGCGGCCGCGTATTCGGCGTGGAGGCAGATACCGCGGTTCAGCGAGTTCCAGACGGCGGGCGACGCCGGATTGCGCGCGCTGATCGACGGGACGGTGGGGAGGGTGAAAGACTTCTTCGTCTTCCGTTCGCAGTGGGTGCCGAAAACGGGCAGTAGCCCGACTACGACGCACAATCTGGCGTTCACGAAGAACGCGATCGGGCTGGTGGTCCGCCGGTTGCCGCAGCCGCTGCCGGGAACGGGAGCGATCGCAGAATACGCCGAGTTGGGCAATTTCGGCATGCGGGTGGTGATGAGCTACCAGCCGAACACGCTGGCTCAGCAGTTCACGGTGGACGCGCTGTACGGGTGCGGCATCCTGCGGAACCAACTGGGCGTGCAGGTGCAGACCTAGACAAGGGATGGCGGGCCCGAGGGTCCGTCCGCGGCGCCGGCTGGGCCGGCGCCGCAGTTTCCGACGGCATTTCCGGCGAGGAGAAAGAACATGGATTTGAGGGCGTTTTATCAGAAGATTCGCGACGCGGCGGCGGCGATCGAGGAACCGTTTCCTATCGTTGTGAGCCTGGCGACGGCGGACGGAGGTAAGGAAGGCATGCCGATCGAGGTGACGCGGCAACTGGCCGCGAAGATGATGGTGGAAGGATCGGCGCGACTGGCGAACGCGGAGGAAGCGCGGCAGTTCCGGGAACAACAGGCCGAGGCGAAACGTCTGGCGGACCAAGCGGCGGCCGCGACCCGAGTGCAACTGACGGTGCTGACGACGGCCGAGCTGAACCGGCTGCGAAGCCCTGGGAAAGCCACCAAGGACTAGGCGAACATGGCTCTGTTCCTAGATGGCGCGGTATCCACGACGGGAGACCTGACGGCGCAGGACTCGCAGCTTCTGGGAGTCGCCAGCACGGAGGGAATCGACCTGGGGAGCAAGCTGGCGCTGGCGCAAGAAGAGCTGGGCGTCGAACTGCGGGCGCTCTTGAACAGGGCCAGCCCATGGGACCCGTTCTGTTGGCCGGCGCCGGCCTATATCGATCACATGGGTATCCGTCACGTGGTGGTGACGCCGCCGCTGAAGATGTGGCACACGTTTCGGACCCTGGAGATGGTCTACCGGGACGCTTACAACAACGAATTGAACGACCGCTACGCGGGGAAGCGCGACGCGTTCCACGAGATGGCGGCATGGGCGCGGGAGAAACTGATCCTGCTCGGAATCGGGATGGTATGGAAACCCGTGCCGCGAGCCGAGACTCCGGGGGTGGCGCCGGCGCAGGGGTCGTTGGCGGCAGGAACCTACTATGTGACGATGGCGTGGGTGAACAGCGCGGGCGAAGAGGGAGCTAGCGCGACGCCGGCGGTGGAGACAAACACGGGCGGCACGCTGGTGGCGCAGCCTGGGGCGGCGCCCGAGGGAGCGACCGGCTGGAACGTGTACGTGGGCGTTTCCGCGGATAGCATGACCCTGCAAAATACGTCTCTCCTGGCGCCAGGGCAGAGCTGGACACAGCCGGCGACGTTGACGACAGCGGGGCGGAAGGCCGGCTCGGGGCAAGCGCCGAGCTACCTGTGGCCGGCGCCGCGCCTACTGCAGAGGGGCTAATGGCAAGTCGAATCGGAAGCGCAATTACATCCAAGGTCATTGCCGTAATGACGGCGCCACAAGGGGTGAGCGCCGAGCTCACGGCGCTCGCGCCACCGGACCAGACGGCGGCGAGCCTGTGGCAGGCATCGCAGGTGCGGGCGCAGAACGCGACGGCCGACCTGGTGGAGCGGAGCAGCGGGACGCAATACCCGGCCGCCAACGTGTACTGCGCAAAACTCGTTAACAAGCTGACGGAAAAATTCCGGACGTTCTCTGGAACGGCGCAGATGGCGATTGAAATCCGTTATTCGCAGGACCGCCTGGAGGGACTTCAAGACAGGCTGGAGCTGTACACGGACGCAGTGGCGCAGACGCTGGACGGGGCGCGCGGCGATTGGGGCGACGGAATGTTCTTCGCCGGGGCATACGAGGTGTCGTTCGGAGCGGTAAAACATGGCGGGAAAAACTTTGTCCAGCCGGCCAAAATCACATTCGATATTGAAGTGAGCGTGAATTAGCATGTCGTACATTTCCTCTAACGCAAACAGATTCTACGTGGCGCTGGAGAGTTCCTACGGGCAGGTGGGAACGATCTCGGCGGCGAACCGGATCCCGGCGGTGAAGCTGGGAGTCACACAGCAACTCGAGACCGTCAAACGCCAGGACAAGACGGGCAGCCGAACCTTCGCCGGATTGCCGCCGGGCGGCAGGCGGCTCACGGATTTCGACCTGCGGACGTACATGACGACTTGGCAGAGCGGTCAGCCGGGACCGACGTACGGGCCGCTCTTTCAAGCTGTTCTGGGAGCGGCTCCGACGACCTTCGCAGGCGGAACAGTGGCATCAAGCACAGCCGCCGGCAGACTGGGTTTTCAGGCGCCCCATAACCTGTCGCCGGGACAGGCGGTAGTGTGCGGAGGCGAAATCCGATTCGCGGCGGCCATCGTGGATGCCAATACGGTGCAGTTGAACGCGCCGCTAACGGTGCAACCGGCGACGGGCGGAGCGGTGACGGCGGCGGTAACGTACGCGCCCGCGACGGCTCTGCCGAGCGTGAGCCTGTTCGACTACTGGTCGCCGGCGACGGCGGTGCAGCGGCTGCTGTGCGGCGCGGCGGTGGACCAGATGGATATCTCGATCAACGGCGATTTTCACGAGTTCCGTTTCCGCGGCGTGGCGCAGGATGTACTGGACAGCAGCAGCTTCTCCTCCGGTCAGATGGCCAACTTGCAGAGCTTTCCGGCGGAGCCGGCGCTGGGGGCCTTCGATTACTCGATCGTGCCGGGGCACATGGGCGAGGCATGGCTGGGCTCGTCGCCAACCCAGTTCCTGACCATCACGAGCGGGACGGTCACGCTCAAGAACAATCTGGATACGCGCGAGAGAGAGTTTGGGAGCAGTCTGCCGCAGGCCATATCGCCCGGCCAGCGCTCGGTGACGGCCGCTTTCGAACTTTTCAGCCAGGACGATCAAGCGACGCAAGGCCTGTACCAGGCGGCGCGGCAGGAATCGCCGATCAGCGTCATGTTTCAGCTCGGCCAGCAACCAGGCCAACTACTGGGCATATGTCTGCAGAGCGTCATCCCGGAAGTGCCGGAGTTCGACGACAGCGGCAACCGGCTGCAGTGGGAATTCCGGCCGGCGCGAGCGCAGGGCACGTTGGACAACGAAATTGCGGTGGCTTTCGGGTAGGGCCGCTTCCCGGCCGGACGAGCCGAAGCCACACAGGGCCCTTCTTGACGCGGAGACGCCGAGACGCGGAGAAAAGAGAACAAGATGATGGCAGGCGAGGCGCCCGCTTGACCCACCCGCCCCACGAACTGGCGAGCCGATCGCCATGGCCAGGCGGAATATCAAAAATGATCTACGAAAGTGTGAAGACGGTGGAGTCGGCGGTGGCGCCGGGAGTGACGTTCACGGTGACGCGGATGTCATTCGCGCGGCGGGTGGAACTCATGCGCCGGGTGCAGGAACTGGTCCGGCGGATGGAGTTTCTCGAAGCCAGCAGCCGGCCCGGCGACCAGATGGAAGCGACGCTGCTGAAGGCGGAGGTTGGCCGGCTCTATCTGGCATGGGGGCTGCGCGGGATTGCCGGCCTGGAAGTGGACGGAGCGGAGGCCACGCCGGAACTGCTGGCGGAGGCGGGACCGGAGAGCCTGTTTCAAGAGGCGCTGGCCGCGGTGCGCGCGGAGGCGGGGCTGACCGAGGCGGAAAGAAAAAACTGACAGTCGCCTTCCATTTCCAATTCTCCAACCAGGCCGGTTGGAAGTGCGACGCGTGCCGGAAAGCCGGATTGGAGAAGAAGCGGCGCTGCGGATGGATCGAGAGATCCGAGGACGCCGGAGGCCCGCCGGTTTGGGTGAGGGGGGGCGTGGTGATCACGACGTGCCCGAAATCGTACGTGACCGGCGAAAGCCTGGCGCTGGTGGAGGAGTTCCTGATCCGGCAGCGGCTGGGAGGGGTACGCGCCGCAGAGCTCGATGCGCGCCGGGTGGAAGCGTTCCTGGTTCTGGAAAAGGCGCTTGAAGCGGAGACACACGATGGCCAGCACACAAGAAGATCTTCTCGATGATTTCGCCACTCTGGCGAGCAACCTGGCGTCCAACCCGACCGAGACAGGCGGGACGATGCGGACGCCGGCGAATGCGCCCGGCGAGCCGGCCACGGATTTCAGCGGACTGCAGATTGGCAACACGGACCCGCCCGCGCAACCCGAAACGATCCGCAAGGCGAGCAGCAGTACCACGAGCGGCTCCAGCGACGGCGCGTCGGCGGCCATGCTGATGCTCGAGAGCGGGCTTGGCCTGGCGCCGCTGATCGGCGGACTGCTGGGGCTCTTTGGCGGAGGAGGGTCGCCCACCCAGCCGGCGCTGACCAAGTACGCGATGCCGTCGGCGCTCGACATCGAGGCGGCCGATACCGGGCAAGGGCTGAGCAACGCGGACTATGACCAGACGGGAATGGCGCGCGCGTACGACGGGACGGGGAATACGCCGGCGGATACGGCCGTTTCGGGGTCGAGCGGGAAGCAAACAGGGCCCGCCAGCGGCACGAGCGGCAACGGCGCGGGCTCACAGCCGCAAATCACGGTGAGCGTGCAGGCGATGGATGCGCGGTCGTTCATGGACCGGAGCACCGACATCGCCGCGGCGGTCCGGGACGCGATGCTGAACCTGAATAGCATCAACGATGTGGTGACGGACCTCTGACCATGGCCAGTTTCCCCAGCTTGAAAACAGGGGCCGTCGCCCAGTACCCGGCGACGCGGCGCATCCGCTACCAGAACCAGGCGCTGCGGTTCGTGGACGGGACGGAGCAGCGCTACCGGGACTGCGAGGCGCCGCTGTTGCGTTGGGAGATTCGTCTGAGCCAACTGGATGAAGGCGAAATGGCGGCCTTGGAGGAGTTCTTCATGGCCAACCAGGGCGCGTTCGGGAGTTTCACCTTCACCGACCCGTTCGACGGCGCAACCTATCCGGACTGCAGCCTGGAGGCCGATGCACTCCCTTTGGCGGCGGTGGCGGAAATGAGCAGCACGACCTCTTTAACGGTGGTCGAAAACCGGAACTGACGATGCTGGTTTATCCACAACTCGGGACCGGAGCGCTGAGCCAGTTCCCCATCCGGAAAGAGAGACGCACTCGGACAGTGATCAATGCGACCGCGGACGGGAGGTCGATCAAACTGGCGGACCCGAACGCCGTGACCACCACGTGGCAACTCGAGTATGCGGAGCTGACGGACACCGAGGCGGGCGCCATGGAGGCTTTCTTCGCCGCGGTGGAGGGAACGCTGAACGGGTTCACGTTCCTGGACCCGGCGGGCAATCTGCTGGCGTGGAGCGGCCAACTGGACGATGCAGTGTGGGCCACCGGGCCCATGCTTCGGCTGGCGAGCGGCGAGGCGGACCCCGCCGGCGGGACGCTCGCATGGCGGCTCACAAACACCGGCGCCGGGCCGCAGACCATCACGCAGACGCTGGCCTCGCCGGGCGATTACGTCTATTGCTTCAGCGTCTACGCGTGCGCGCAAGAGAACACCACCGTGACGGCGCTGATAGGGAACGGGCGCATGGCGCAAAGCGTGACAACGGGCTGGAACAGGATCGCGTTCACCGGAACGGGCGGCGCGGGAGCGGAGTCGGTGCAGTTCGGACTGGAGATACCGGCGGGCGCGACGGTGGATGTGTACGGACCACAGGCGGAGCCGCAGGAGGGCGCATCGATCTACCGGGCCAGCACGCTGGGCGGCGTGTACGCGGATGCCAGGCTGCGCGACGACGAGCTGGCGATCACGAGCACCGGCGTCAACCGGCATTCGTGCACGGTGAACATCATCCATGTCAACCATCTTTGATCTGAAGGAACAAGCGGTCACGGACACGCCGCTGCTGCTGTTCGACTGCGTCCTGCCGGACGGCCAGACGGAGAGTTGGAGCACGCACAGGGTAATCAACGCAGGGACGACGTACGAAGCGCGGGTCTTGCAGCACAACGTCTTCGAAATGCAGACGGCGTCCGAGCAGGGCGTGGATGGAATCCCGCGCATCTCGATTGTGCTGGCCAACGCCGATTCCCACTTCTCCGAGATCGAGCGAGCGACGGGATGGAAGGGCGCGCATCTCACGGTGGGATTCCTATTCTACGACTTGCCCAACGCAGCGCCCGCGAGCGAGACCCAGGTTCTGTTTCAGGGGATTTGCAACCCACCGGACGAGATACGGGAAGCGACCTTCCGGATCACGGCGACCAACCGGATGAACCTGCAGAGAGCGCTGATGCCGCAGGTGCGGATACAGAAACGATGTCCCTGGAACTTTCCGGCGAATGCGGCGCAGTGCACGGAAGCGGTGGATGGAGGGGTCAATGGGAAATATTCCCTGTACTACCGGTGCGGGTACTCGGCGGGGATTGCGGGCGGTTCCGGGAACTTGAACGGCGGCGTGCCGTTCACGACCTGCGGCTTTGCGCGCACGGACTGCGTAACACGGGGGATGTTTCCGGATTTCGGAGGGATCGAGTACGTGCCCCCGACCATCTCGGTGCGCACGGCGGGGGACAAGAGCTGGCAGACGTCGGCGGAGAGTGTGAACGCGGCGCGGTACAACGATTTCGTGCCGATGGTCTACGGTACGGCGTGGTATGCCCCGCCGGTGGTATTCGCGCGCAACGACGGAAACCTCACCCACATGGAAGTCCTGCTGGGGATCGGCGAAATGCAGGGCGTTCGGACCGTGCTGGTGAGCGGCGTGCAGATACCGCTGGGCGTCACCGGGGCGAACATGACGGGGACCGGGTGGTACAACATCCCCACGCTTGGGACGCGCGCGGGAACGCAGAACCCGGATTTCGTGGACGGGTCCGGGCAGCCCGCGGGGGACCCGTACGGCAGCATGGCGTACCTCTCGGTGGTGGTCCCGAACGTGTTGAACGACGGCACAACGCTGCCCAAGGTCAAAGTCCTGGTGGATGGTCTCAAGGTTCCGGAGTACAACCCGGACGGATCGGCGGCGGGCGAGCAATTCACCAGCAACCCGGCATGGATCCTGCTCGACATCCTGCGGCGGACCGGGTGGAGCGCGGAGGAAATCGACATACCGAGCTTCGCGGCGGCGGCGGCTTACTGCGACGAGGCGATCAATGCGCTGGACATCAACGGCAACCCCATCGCGCTGCCGCGCTTCCAGTGCAACCTGGCGCTGAAAACCCAACGGAGTGCGGGGGACCTGGCGCGCGGAGTCCGGAACTGCGGCCGGCTGCTGTTGACCTATGGCGCGAATGGCGTTGTGCAAGTTCGCGTGGAGGACACCATTGCGAACCAGCAGCCCGCGCAGATGGCCTGGTCCAACAGCGTGGATCCGCTCAACGGGGGGTGGCCAAGCTATGAGTTCGGCGATGGCAGCAACGGTTTCGGCGGGATACTGAGGCGGGCCAGCGGCGAACCCTGCGTGCGGCTCTACTCGCGCAGCCTGGCGGACACTCCGAACCAGATCGTGGTGGAATTCCAGGACGCGCTGAACGGATATCAGCAGGACAGTCTCTCGGTGGTGGATCCGGACGACGTAGCGCTGAGCGGGCAGGTGATTTCGGTGACGTTGAACGCCATCGGGATGCCGGATTACGACCAGGCGGCGCGCCTTCTGCAATTGAATCTGGACAAATCCCTTCGCGGCAATACGTACATCGAATTCGACACCAGCGTGAAGTCGGTCGGGATCAGGCCCGGGGACATTATCACGATCACGTATCTCAAGGAAGGGTTTACCCGCCAGCCATTCCGGGTCCTCAAGATCGCGCCGGGCACGAATTATCGAGTCTCCACCATCACGGCGCAAATCCACGACGACGCATGGTACGCGGACAGCAACGGGCAACCGGCGTCGGCTCCGGGGAGCGGGGCCCAGACCGGCGTGGGAGTAGGCGTGCCGCGGCCGCTAGCCCAAGTTCGTCACGGAACTATGGAAAACTCGGCTAACCCGTTCAGAATGAGTTCAGGCAATCGCTGA